CGCGTTCACTTCACGCATTGTCAAACCTTGTATCTCTGTGACCGAGAGCCTCGCACCAACAACCAGAGTTGCCAACACCTGCGCCCGGTCATCCCTTATTTTTTTACTGCGTCCGGCTCATCCGCACCGAACAAGTCGGTGAGTTCAGTCGGGGTCAATCCTTCGGCCTGCTTGATTGTGAACGTCGGGTCGATGCGGCGTTTCATGATCCACGCCAAACCGATACGCAGGCGGTAAACGCCCGGCTTGTCGTCACCAATTTCGCTAAACGACATCTTGGCGTAATCCTCAATCTCGGCGATTTCGCCTAGGGTAATGTTCTCAAAGTCCATTAGTTCTAAAGCCTTTCTGCTTTATGTAATTGTTCAGTTGGAAGTTTAGCAATCGCACCATTGCTGGTTTCATTTTTTCGCGGGCCTTGACAATGTAAGGGTTGCCCTTGCCTCGAACAGTTGTTCGCCAAACACGATCACCAGTCTGTGACTGTTGCCCGGCAACACGATAAGTTCCCAGCGATACTGCACGACCGTACTGCACACCCGTCGTCGTAGTGCCCGTCGAACCCACTACGTTGCGAACACGCGCGGAACCGGAAGTAACAAGACCACCGAACACCATGCGTGAATCAACGCCGCCAGTTACCTTGTTTTTCACAAACGCTTTCTTGGATGCGTAACCGCGAACGGACTGCGCCAGCCGACCAGAGATAACCGGGGCCGTGCGGGTGGCCTCTTTAGCCGCCATAATTGCCGACTGCTTGACCCACTTTTCAAACAAGTTGCGATCGCCACCCATCTCAAGAAACTTGCGACGGGTTTCGTTCAACCCTTTGATGTAGGTACGGCCTTTAGTGTCCTGCAGAAGGTAAATACCGTCTGTAGATCCAGTAATGACCGTACCCACGTCGTCAGGCCTTACGGGGTGGTGTCGAGCGTTACGTCACCAACAATGTCCATGCGGACACCGTCGAACGCGAACGTGCCGTCAGCCGACGCCTCGCCACCGAGTTGGAACGAACCCTGTGCAGGGATGCGAACGGTTCCGGTGAAGTGCGGTTCATCTGCTGATGCGGTTGCGTTTCCGTTTGGCGCGTAGATGAATGCAACTTCGTCACCAGCGTCGGCCCACATTGCCCGCCAGAACGACGATGCTTCTGTTGACTGAACACCTGACACGGTGAAGTAGAAGTCACGACGGCCACCAAGCGATGCGTCATAGAACGTGGTGATGTCTGCTGATGCGTCCTCTGACTGCATGACAACCGACGAGAAATCCGCCCAGTAGTCCGTGCCGTCAATGCTCATCAGCAGTTTGTTTGCTTTGATACGAGTCGATGTTGACATCGAGTTTTCTCCTTACAGTTGGGTGTTTTGGTAAACAGTAATTGTGGTCGACAGATAGTTTGCGCCACTAATCTCAATCAGCGACGGTGCGCCAACCTGTGACGCGTAGAACCCGTTTGCCGGGGCAATCGCATCAAGAGTGTCGTCAACCAAAGTGTCAAGTGCGGTGATCATCGTTTCGTTGGCTGCTTGGTCAACGATGAGTGTGACATCGAACCCGATTCGAAATGCGCCGTAGGTTTCGCCGGATGTGACCCAGTCACCAGACGGCACAAGAATGCCGACCGGGGGTGTGACACGTTCCGGTGTAAACGCAAACACACGCAAACCGGCATCCGTAAGAATGTCGGTTAGCGCAGTTCGTGCGGCACCTATCACGCAACACCCAAACCAACGTAGGGTGTGAGCAGCGGGTAGGCACCAATCATCGGGTCACGGGCTACTCGCACCGCCGAACCACCATCAAGGGTTGCAAACTGTGCAATCCCGTTGGGGGCAGAACGGCGGTGGAATAGTTCCGATCCGCACTCAATCTTGGCCCGCAGTAAAACATCTGCGTTGACCGTGGCAGTCCCGACGAAAGCCACCACAAGTGCGGTGGCCTCCGACCAGCAACGGTTGAGAAAAGCATTGTCGGAGTCAGGTGCCCCAACATACGCTTTCAAGTCGTCGTAAACTGCCATGGGTTACTAGATGACGACGGGGATGATGAACGAAGGGTATTCGTCTGCGGTCGCCGTGTAGGTCGACAGCGAGAATGCCTCGGACAAGTTGATGGCGTTCTCCTGCGAAAGGCGCAGCGCACCGGACGTGTACTGGCGGAGAGCCAGCGACGACACGAATGCACACTCATCCTGGTTGGTGGGGTGCAAATTGGCATCCACAACAATCGGGATTCCTGCGATAGATCCACGGAGTCCGGACACGTTTGCCGAACCGACCGTGCCAGCGTTTTCACCAGCGAACGAGATGACGGGGGTTCCGTCAAGTGCGAGCAGCTGCTTGAACGTCAGTTTGTCGACGATGAGTGCGTCAATCTGAACACCGTTGGCCTCGAAGTACGTTGCGGCCGCGTCAGCAAGTGCGCCGACCCATCCGTCGTAAGTGTTTGCCGAGAGCGTGACCTGGTTGCCTGCCGCCTTTTGTGCGGTGACAACTGCCTTGTAGGCGGTGCGCAACTGGTCGCCGAGTGCCTTACCCAACTGGATAGCCTGCATACGCAGAACCGAGTTGAGGTAGTCAACCGATGAACGGTCGATGACCTGACGCGAGAGTTCGCTGTAGTTACCGACCGTGATGATGTTCTCGGTCTTGGTTTCCAGACGAAGTTCGCTGTAGCCAAGGTCGTCACCTTGGGCGGCCTGTGTGCCCGTACCATCGGTCGTACCGTCAACCTGTGCGAATGTGATGACCATGCCCGTGGGCGGCGTGACACCGGTACCGAAAACTGCACCGAGTGGGTTGGCTGCCTCGACGAGACGGATGAGGTCAACGTCAATGGGTGTGGTGACCGAGTCAGCGGTAGTGCTGCCGGTGTAAACGCGGTCGTAGATCTTGACTGCGGTTTCGTCGCCCTTTACGAGTTCGGCAAGAAAGTCACCAGCCGAACGGTAGGTCGGGGCAACAGCCTCAACCTTGGTGATGCTCGCAACTTCACGCTCAAGCATCTGGATGGATTCGCGGACCTCGGCGAGGTCGGAATCCGTGGGAGTTGTTGACTCCATTGTTTCCTCCTGTGGAATTGCCGAGTCCGGAGTTTCCGGGTCGGTGTCGTTATCACGGACTTCCGTGATGACAGCGCCGTCGTACCATGGCCGACTAACTAGGCTGGTTTCGATGACTCTTGCTGACGTAACCACACGGTTGCGGTTGTCGTCAAGTTTGTGGTCGTCCATGATGAACCCAACCGAAAAACGGTTGATGACACCATCGTCAAGAAGTGTGATTGCGTCGAGTCCGCGCTGGGTCTTTGAGATGGTTGCCCGAATCTCAAACCCTGCCTCGGTGTGACGGCCCTCAATGATTTTGCCGATGGGTTCACGCTGATCGTGTTGCCACATCAGTTTCGCCTCCGGGTCTAACGTCACCGAGTTACGGGCGAACATCTCACCGTTCTCCATGGTTTCGTAAGGTACGGCGATGCCGGTTACTTCACGCTTGTCTTTATCGGTGACGCGGAATTCCATGTCACGGGTTTCAACTGACTGCACTGAAATCTCCTCCTAGTGTGGGCATGTCCTCAATGGCGCGGACTTCGTCAATCGTCATCCAGCCGGATGCGATTGCAATTTGGTGTGCTTGGTAACGGCTCAACGTGTCGCTGCGCAACAGCGAATCGACGTTCATTTTGACCATGGTTCCCCGTGTGGTGAGATAGGTCAGGCCGGACTCCACGGCAATGATGTATTGCGACAGCGTGTAACGAACAAACGCCATCTGCTCTTGTTCCATGTTCGTGTAGGTCATCGAGTTGCCGTCGACCGATGCCATCAGCATGTTGGCTGGGATGCCGAACAACCGTGCAACCTGTTGCACGTTCCAACCCTGCGCCTCAATGAACATGCTGTCTTTGGGGTTGAGATACATTGGCTGATACGACAAGCCGTTGCCAAGTACGGCGACACCGTTCTTTGCCCCGGCGGTCGCGTTCCACGCATCTTTAGCCGCGCTGGCCTGATCGGGTGACAACATCTGGTCAGACTTGAGCACACCGTTGGGGATGCCCGAATCGTTAAACCACACCGACGCATAATCGCGTGTGTCACGCGCGTTCAGCAGTTCCGCCTGACAAGACTGAATTGGTCCAAGGTAGTAAGCGTTGCCGGGCACGGCCATCATCCCACCGTGATACAAGTCAGACAATTCGTACTTGATAACGCCACGGTAGGTGTAGTAAAGGGCGTTTCCGTAATCGTCTGTTTGGATCATCACCTCAAACGGGTTCAGAACTTCAAGGTTTACGGTTTCGCCGCGACCATTGCGCGAAATCAACCAATAAAAGTTCCCGGACAATGCCATCGAGTTGACCGTCTGTTCCATCCAGAGTTCACGGGTCATCTTGATGTCCGGCTGACGAATCAGCAACGGGGTGGGGGTCACGAGAGCGTCGTCACGGTATACGTGGATTCCCAGCTGTTTCATCGCTGTGGCGATGATGCTAACGGAACGATAGACGGAAGCCAAGGACAGAGCGTCGTTGGTTGTGACCCCCGAAGTCGCAGATCGCGGCGGC